GAAAGGAGGAATCCATCAAGGGTCTGCACCCGGAAGGTAGAGGTGTGGGTCAATCACATCTCTCGGGTACGCTCTTATTATAATTCACATTGATTCACATTTCAAGGCGTAATGTGAATCTTTATGAATTTTGGCGTTTTACACAAAAATGAGGTGGCAAATTTGTTTTATGAAAATTTCAAACGGCAATGCGAAAAAATTGGAAAGCATCCGTCAGTTGCCGTTAGTGAACTGGGCTTCAACAAGTCAACAGCGGCGAAGTGGAAAACCGGCGTTGTTCCCCAGATTGGGAGCCGCAAGAGGATCGCCGACTATTTCGGGATCTCTGTCGAGGAATTGATGGGCGAAAAAAAAGAGCCCGCCGGGAAGGGCGGGCTGGATGAGCAGATGCAAAATATCGTCGAGCTGCTGAACGACGCAACACAGGAAGAACGCGACGCCGTGGAAACTCTGCTCAAGTCTAAGGTTCGCAAGGAGTGATTCAAGCAGCGGACGACGATGCTTTGCGTTTCGTCAAAATCGTCAGTACCTCAGGGATCAGCTCCGGGTGCTCTCGAAGGATAGCAATAATTTCGTCGTTCGTCATTTGAAACACTCCTTTTAGTTGTATTTTGCATCTCAATATTACAACTGAATGCAAACAAAATCAAGAGGAAAAGAGGAATCCGCAATGAAAATTGTAAAAAATGGTCAAAGATTGGCCGCGGCAGTCTGCCTCGCGGCGGTGGTATCCGGTGGTGCGTTGCCCGCGCTGGCCGTCAACCCCGCCGGGTATACCGTTCTCGGCCAGATCGAGGAGATCAACGCGGCCACGCCGGAGCAGGTGGAGGCTCTGATCGGGCAGATCGGCACCGTCACCCGTGACAGCCGCCCGGCCATTGTCGCTGCGCTGGATGCTTATAATCAGCTCGATGATACAGGCAAGGCAGCGGTCAGCAATTTTGCGGTGCTGGCAGAAGCCCAGCAGATCCTCGGGATCAAGGACGCGCTGGCAAAGTGCATCGTTGAGTATGACGCCGTCGAGGACGACTGGATGATTAAGACGCCGCATTACGAAAGCATTGATAAGCGTCTGACCTGTGGAATGGGACCGGAATTATACATTGCGGACAATGGGGATTATCTGGCATTCGATGAGGATTTCACCTATTTCGGCACCGAAAAGCTGGATATTGATACCATCGTTCTTCGTGGCGGCGATTATAAGTATACCTACACCTGCGGGTATGATAATTCCGATTACGGTTATGACAAGAAATTAGGCCGGTGGTTTGCCATTGCTTCGTTCGTCATGGAAGACAGCGAGGTGGACTGGCTGCGCAACCTCTTGAGCGCACAGACGATCATCATGCGTTTCAACGGTGTGGATTACAATCAATACGATTACACATGGACGCCGCAGGATCGGCAGGCTGTGACGGATATCATCAATCTCTATGATCTGCTCAAGGCCGCCACCCCGGAAGTCCGCGAAAAAGCATTGAGGAATTGATGGAAAAAATGGCAAGAAGAAGCAAACCTTATTCGCTCTACGAGCAAAAAGAAAGGCGAAGACGAAAGAAAAGCGACCTTACTCGAACAATGGACAAAATTGATCGAGAAATTAGAAAGAGCGCAAGAACTGCAAGCCGAATCTCAAAGAATTATTCCAAAACCACCCGCCGGGAAACTTCCAAAAGCAATTCGCCCGGTTGTCTAGTCGGCATAATTTCTACGTTTTTCCTGTTCGTCGGGGTATCAACGGCTGTATTTGCCATTATTCTGGTTCTTCTTTTCAGCTTCGCATTCAGTCCAATTCTTACGGCGGTTGTTATTTTTGCAATTATAACAGGAGTTGCGTGGTGGAAAATCAAAAAAGACGAAAAGAGACGCAAAATCGAAGAGCAAAACAACGAAATTTTTGAAGAAAAGAATGAAAACTCAAGCTCTGCAATCGAAAACTTTGAAAGTTTCGATAACTCACCCCGCCGGGGATCCTGAAAAAGTGTCCACTGTGGACACCTGAAACCTCAAAAAGCATCCCCCGCCGCCGGAGAGACGACGGGGGAAGTTATTATTCAGGCAGGCCAAAAATCAAGCCCAAAAGGACAATCGGCCATGGATTCTGAGATTTTTCAAAATCCGAAATTAGATGTGCAAAAGGGATGAGCATCTCTGTATGCCTGCTCAACATCGACCGTACTCAGATCAACTTTTGCCTCAGTGGACAGCTTGCGGGCAACTGCCTGCAAAATTTCGATCCGGGCGTTGAGATCGGTAACGCTTGCGCCGTTGGTCTCCAACTGCTTGAGCCAATTTGTTGCATCGGCAAGCGCACGCTTGTGGTTTTCGGCGGCGTTCGCAAAAATTTCTTGGTAATCCATGTGCAGTACCTCCAATCAGTTTTATCCCCGGCAATCGCCGGTGGAATCGGTGGGAATAATACGGCCATTGACGCAGCGCACCCGGTCGCCGGGGTTGCGGCCGGACGCAACATCCTTGACGGCCTGCTCGAGGATCTGCTCGGCCACCTCATACGCGGATCCGTCCGATCCAGCCCGCGAAAGGTGATAGACCAGCTTCAGCGCGGTCTGCCGGGAAAAGTCATAGAGCATCTTTTCGGCGATCTTAGCCATGGTCAGTCCTCCCAAGGGTTGCGGGTGCGGTTCGGGCTTTGCGGTCTGGATGCGGGCATACCGTCGATGATCTGCATATCGTCCGGCACCGCCGGGAAATTTCCGTTGTCATACATACAATTCAACCTCCTGTCGATTGTTTTTGATGTTTCTGTTATAGCACAATTGACGGAACAGAATCTAGTTCCAATTTTTGGTCGAATTGGAAAGCATATCGTGCAAACCGGCAAAAACAGCAGGAAAGGAGCAAAGAAATGGATGAATACAGACGTCGGGTAGCGGAAGTGTTGGCAATTGCCCGCGCAAAAAGCGGCCTCAGCCAAGAGCGGCTTGCCCGAAAGATGGGAGTTAGTAAGACGGCCATTGCCAACCGGGAGCAAGGGCTCGTGTCAACGACGCTGGATGATCTTATCAAGTGGTGCGTCTGCTGTGGCGTGGCCGCAAAACGTTATACAGACGCTTGCGTTCACCCCGGGCTGCTCGAGCGGCTGAACGACAGCCCGACCGACGCCGAAAAACGGCAGGTCCTGCATAAACTCGTGGACGAAATGTCACCCTACGAGGTGGACGCGTGGTGCTACCTGTATTACGGCGACCACGGCTCCGATCCGGTGGGCGTCATCACCGAGATGCTGGCCAACCTGCACACCCTGCTCCGGGATCGCGTCGTGATCGTCAATATGGTCATCAAGTATTACGAGCTGTGCCAGATGATGCACATCGACCCCGATATCAACGGCGTGCATCCCATCATGGACATCCTGTATCAGGCTCGAGACTGCGGAGAGGCCGCAATTGGCAAGCAGGCGGGCAGCTACTCCATCAACAAGGAGGACGTGGAAAATGCCAAGACCCAAAAAAGGCCAGCGCGCTGACGGCCTGTATCAATGCAAGCGCAAGATGCCCGACGGCAAATATAAGGTCTTCTATGGCCACACCAAGACCGAGGCGGAGGGGAAATATATTGAGGCTCTGCGGCAGAAGCAGGAAGAGCAGGCAGCTGCGGATCTTTTCGAGACCGTTTCCGCGAAATATTGGGAGAAGCTTCTGGGGCGCATCAAGCCGGGCACAGATAGTACCTACAAGTCCAATTATGAGCGGTGCGTGGCGTACTTTGCGGGGAAGCACATGGACGAAATAACGCCCGCAATGGTCGCCAATTTTGGTCAGCGTCTCAAGGATGAGGGGCTTTCGACCAGCACCATCCGCAACGGAATGAGCGTGCTGCGGGGAATCCTGAAATTCTGGCGGCTGGACAGCGGATCCTCTTATAACCCGATGCAGGATGTTTCCGCACCCGCCGGGAAACCCGCCGTGGAGCGTGAGCCGCCCACCGACAGAGAGCTTGCGGTGTTCCGTGCGCACCCGGAAGGCTTTGGGCTGTGCGCATGGATGCTCATGTACACCGGTTGCCGCTTGGGTGAGCTCATCGCCCTGCAATGGGATGACATCGACTTTCAGGCCGACAAAATATACATAACTAAGAATGTTTCTTGGGCTGGCGGCGGAACGCGGATACAGACGCCCAAAACATCCAACGGAGTCCGCACCATCCCCCTGCTGCCACACCTCAAGCAGCTGCTCGAGCCGCTGAAAGCCGCGCCGAAAGTCTATATCATCGGTGGGCTGACAAGACCCTTGACAGATGCCGAATACCACAGCCGGTGGCTCCAATACTGCACGTCACTGGGGCTTGTGCGCCCAAGTGAGAGCAAGACCCGATACAGAGACAAGCGGCGTGGCGCAAAAGCAGCCGTCAATCCTCTTCCGCCGGTCATGGAGCCGACCGTTACCGCGCACCAATTCCGGCACTCGTTCGCGTCTGACCTCTACGACGCCGGTGTGGGCGTGTTAGAGGCCAAAAAGATTATGGGTCACTCCGACATAGCGACAACCTACAAGATCTACACCCACATCCGGGAGCGTAAGCTCAAGGACGCCACCCAAAAGATGATTGCTTACTATGCCGAGAATGACCCCAAACGCGAAAAGTAGTGCGAAAGTAGTATAATCATGATAATCAACGATTCAACGCGCCCCGAAAAAGGTTCGACTCCTGCTGGCGCAACTTGAAAGAAACCCGCATGATTACTGGATGTTCCAGCAGTCATGCGGGTTTTCTTGTCGCTTCCCGGTTGCTGTTAGTGCCGCGTACGCGCATATACTAACGGGTTTTTGCGTGCAAAAAGTAGTAGTCGGGTAGTAGTAGATCAGTCTGCGTCCGCGATGCACTCCCAATAGACAGCCGCCTTGCCGTCAACTGCGTCTTGGTCGCGCAAAAACGCGGCGGTCATGTCGGCGTAAAAATTGGGGTTATCCACGCTGTACGACTTGGCGACCTTGCTATAATCGCTGTACATCATGTTGAGCACCGCCCAAAAATCGTCCTTGTTGCAGTCAAGGCCGCGCTGAGTCATAAGCTGGACGGCCTGCTCATACGGCCAATGTGCGCCGGTGGTGCCGTCGGCATTGGCCATGTGCTCCGTCCACTCCTTGGCCTCATCGTGTGTCAAGTGCTGGCGGGGCATTTTGACCGTCCGGCTGGCCGCGCCACCGTGCTCATACTGGCCGCGGGTGCGTTCCCAGTCGTCTCCCTGTGAAAAGCCGATGCGAGGCATACGGCGGTCGTAGTTGTCCGCGTCCGGATAGCGGGGAGTATGGTCGGGGTCAATGTACCGGTTGTTTTCCCGGATCTCCCACGAGCGGCGAGGTTCTCGCTCTCCCTCTTCCAGCCGACGCAGGCGACGCTCGAGATCACGCTCTTTGCGCTCGCGCTCAGCTTCGGCCGGGTCATATTTCGGGGTGTTGCTGTGGTCTCGCAGCATCATCATGCGGATCGTGTCACGCTTGCTCATAGATCACACCTCCTTACGAGATCGCTGCCGGAGCAGACACATGGGAGCGGCAAAAACAGCCCAAAAACTTGAACGTTCCCGTGCCGGCGGCCGACGTTGCCACGCGGGTGGCGTAACGTGTCCGCGTCCGGATGCACTCAGCGGTCGCCTGTGCGCAGGTGTTGTCCGTCAAAGGGTAGCGGGTCGCGCCGTCGCCCACCGTGATGACGACTGCGGCGTTGATCGTGGTAGACTCCGGGATAGACTGAGCCACGACGATGCAGTATTTCTCGCCGTTGGCGTATGCGCCCGCCGGGAGTGCGATGATGAGCTGGTTATTGGTGCTGTCATAATTGACCGCCGTGCTTACGACTAACCGGCGGCAGAGTTTGCAGCTTGTTGCACAAGCCATAGTATAGTCCTCCTTAACAATCAAGGGCAGCGGCATTCTGCCGCTGCCCCGATAAATCACCCGGTGTTATCGGGGAGTCAAACTGTCCTTAGTAGCACGGATTCCCGCAGCAGTTGGTGGCCGCGTTGGGATTGGGTACAACGTAGGCAGGCTGTGCGCGCGGGTTGAGCCGAGTCATCAGCACGTCGGTCTGCTGAGCCATCGCATTGGTCAGCAGGGTGTTCTGAGCCTGCTGGGAGGCCGCGAACTTGAGCGTCTGATTTTCCGCGGTCAGGCTGGCGATCTTGTCCTGCACAAAATAGTCCATCAGACTGCGATAGTTGGCGTTGCAGTTGTCCATGATGGCGCGTCCGGTATCAGAAATGGCCTGCCGGGTGGCACAATCTTCCTGCGCGATGGTGTAGCGCAGGTCGCCGATGAGCTGCTTGTTGTCGCAGCAGCAACTTGCGATCTGGGTCTGGATGGCCGTCTGGCCAGCCTGCCGCGCGTTGCCTTCCTGCATCAGAGCCAGCGTGATCGCATTATCGCCGTTGGCGACACTGCGCTCGAGGCCGTTGACCAGCTGTGCGTTCTGATAGCCCAGCTGACAGATGGCACTGTTCACGCCCGCGAAACCGCTGGAAATGTTGGCGTTGATGCCGTTCATCTGCGCTAACTGGTCATAGCCCAGAGAGCAGATACCGCTCTGGATGCCAGCCAGAGAGCGGGAGGTGTCCTGCTGGTAGAAGCCCTCAGACAGTGCCGCGCGGGTGTCTGCGCCGCCCTGACCGCTTGCTCCGGTGCCCACAAGATACGGAATGTAGTTTGCCATTCCGTTGTCGCCGCCGTTGCGCCCGTTACCGTAGTTGCCCCAGCCAAAGATGATGGCAAGGATAATCACCGCCCACAGCCCCTCGTTGCCGAAAAAGCCACCGCTGTTGTTATTGCCGCCGTCCTGCCCTGCAAGATAGCCGGTTGCGAAATCGTCCATACTAAGCCTCCTTAGTTTTGCGATATTGCTATCCCGTCGCCGGATGCGACGGGCGAAGCCGTTGTCAGGCGGTTTTCGTCAAGACCCGCAAAACTGAGGGGGTATTGTGTTATTTCGGGAGCGTCAGATTGAGTGCCGACGCCAATTGATTGAGATCTATGCCGCGCTCCCGGGCTAGATTCTGAGCCATATTTCGGAGCTGGGCCTCGCTCTTGCCCTGTATCAGGTTGTAGCCCTGCATAATGGGGGCACTCTGTCCGCTCAGCTGCTGGATCAGTGCCATGGGGTTCTGGCCGACACGGGCAAGATTCGCCAGCTGCATGATCGGGCTGTGAGTCAGCATATCAAGCGGTGACTGTGTCATACTGCTTCTCCTTTCTTGCCCGCCGGGATGGTCTTGGTGGGCTTTTGCAACCGTTCGTCCAGCTCGTTGACGCGCTGGACAAGCTCGTTATAGTCTGCCTTGAGGACGTAATCCTGCACAGGTGCAGCAGCCTGCATCCTCTGGGCTTGCTGCGCAGCTTGTGCCTGCTGCATTGCCTGCCATGCCTGCGGGCTGTAGTACTCCCCAATGTCCGACTCTCCGGTTTCTGGGTTGAGCCGCTTATAGTAGATTACGCCGTTGCGCAGATCCGGACAATAGATGCCCCGGCCATACAGATCGGACGGGATCGCCAAGAATTCCTCGCGGCTGGAAACCGGACGCCCCAGCAACCCGACAGGCACTTCTTGCGGGGCGGCTTGCTGGTAGCCCATCGTGCGGGGCACGTTGGCCGCTCCGTAACCGCAAGAAAGAGGCGGTGTTGCACCTACTGCACCCATTCCGCCGGAGTATTGCGCTCCGGGCTGGGTGTACGCTCCGGCACCGGCAGGAGCAGAATAGCCGTTGTTATACTGAGCCATGTCAATCGCCCTCCTTGCACCCCCATCCTACCACTCGCCGTGGAAGCAAGAGACAACGATGGTACAACGACGGCCAAAGTTGAGAATAATTTTTTACAAAAACACCGCTTTTTTGCAAAAAAACGCTTGACGAAATACGGTATTTGTGCTATACTATAGTCACAGCAAGGGAAGCAAAACAACAACACAAAACAATCGGAGGCAACAATTATGAAGGTCAATAAGTACGGTATGAATATGAACGGTCTGAAGAAGGCAAGCGGCGAGACCTGCAACTGCAACCGTGGTTATGTGCAGATCAGCTACGACCGCGCCGACGGCGAAGTGATGGCTGTCTACCAGCTGAGCGACAACGATTGGACGGAGTACCACAGCGAGTCTATCGTCACCGTGGCAAACACCCGCCGCCACATGACCATGCAGGAGATCGCGGACGCTATCGCCAAGGTGGTCGCATAACACAGGACTTTACACAGCCCCGAGGCTCGTATGAACCCCGGGGCTATTATTAAACGGAGGAAATCGCAATGAAGAAAGTTATCAACGGGATGCGGTACAACACCGAGACGGCCAAAAAGCTTGGCCGGTGGGAGTCCGATGGAGACTCCCGTGGGCTGTATCACGAGGAAGAAGAGCTGTACCGCACCAAGGCTGGCAACTATTTCCTGTACTGCTGCGGTGGAGCTGCCAGCCGGTACAATGAGCAGATCGGCCAGAACGAATGGGCTGGTGGTGAGAAGATCAAGCCGATCAGCGAGGAACGCGCCCGGAAATGGGTCGAGGAACGGCTCGACGGCGACCAGTACGATCTGCTCTTTGGCGGCAGCGATGGAGGGCAAAACATCAAGGTTACGATCTATCTGCCCGAAAAGTTGGCAGAGCGGCTGACCGCAAGGATGGAAGTCGAACACCGCAGCCGAAACGACATGGTTTTGGAAGCGTTGCGGGAATTTTTGAAATAATTTTTTGCAAAAACACCGTTTTTTTGCAAAAAGCACTTGACGAAATACGGTATTTGTGCTATACTATAATCACAGCAAGGGAAACAACACAACAACATAAAACAATCGGAGGTAACAATCATGTGGAGCTTTGAAAATGGTATTGAGGTCTACGAGATCAACTGTGACGCGCTGAAGGTCGTCAAGGACGACAAGGTTCTTGGTTACATCTACCCCGCAGATGACGACGATATGGAGCTGTGCAAGCGCGATCTGGACGCTGGCAAAGATCCCATCACCGCAGGCTGGGAAGACGGCAACGGCAACACCTGCACCCTGAGCGGCTGGGGCGAGTACGCAGAATAAGAGATACCAATAAGACCCCGAGGCTTGTATGAGCCCCGGGGTTATTTTGAAAGCGGTGAAGATATGGCAGAAAAAATTGTAATAGGGAAAAAATACAAAGAGTGGACGGTAATAGGCTCTTCGGAAAAGAATGGGTATACGAAATGTCGTTGTTCCTGCGGAAAAATACAGGATGTGCAAAATGGTAGTCTGCGAAGCCCGAAAGAGTGTTTCTGTTGCGTAGATTGTGCGCGAAAAAAAAGGGTCAAAAATGTAACCTCAAATATGCTCGAAAGGAAAAAACAACAATACGAAGGGAAAACTGTCAACGGCTTTTTCGTCGAGCGTGTATACTTGAGGGAATTTCCAAACCGAAAAAGTTATTATACAGAAACTTGGGGTCATGTCAAATGTCCTGAATGCGGAGAATACTACGACCTTAATCTTCGTCGGATTTTCAAAACGACTTCCTGCGACAAGTGTTCGAGAAAAAAAAGCCGCGCGATTGCAACGTTGGATAAGCATGTTATTATGGATGGCTCAAGCCTTTTGAACGCAAAAATGCGGTTGGAAGGAAAGACCAATAAAAATTCCACGACGGGAGTCAATGGAGTCACCTATAACAAGCGCGTAAAAAAATACATAGCGAGAATCATGTTTCGGAAGGTCTCCATCTGCCTTGGTCGCTTCGACACACTCGAGGAAGCGGCTAAGGTTAGAGGATTGGCCAACGACATCATATTGAGGCCGTACCTTGCACAATATGACGGCTGGGAAGACGCCGTCCAGAGAGATCTTGAAGCCCTAGCCGAGAAAAACAGGGAAGAGAGTGCGAGAAAAAATAAGGGGAAGCTCAAAAAGCCAGCGTTGCGCAAATGCTCCCAGTGCGGAAAGCTGTATTGGACGAAAAGCAAATACTCCTATATGTGCGAAGATTGCGCAAAGGCCGTGAAGTCGTCCAGCGTTCTGCGGCCGCGGGTGTGCGCCCGTTGCGGGGCAGAATTCGAGGGGTATCCACGCTCGAAATACTGCCCCCAGTGCAAGCCGGAAGTGGAGCGGGAGCAGGCTGCAGCACGCCGGAAGCGCAAGCCGCGCAAAATCGGCAGTGAGGACATCTGCGAGGCCTGCGGCAAGCCGTATATTGTCCAGAGCGGGCTGCAAAAATATTGCCCGGAGTGCGCGAAAACTGTCGTGCCGGAAACCGTCCGGGAGCACAAGCGGGAGTATATGGCAGAGCACAGCGAAGAGTTCAACGCCGCGCGAGGCAAAAAAAGAAAAAAGAGCGTGAAAAAATAAAAAAAGCCCCGGGGAATCGCAAACGCGAAACCTCGGGGCTTTTTACAGCAAGGTCTCCAACAACGGAGGCCTTGATTATTATATCACAGTTGCAAGGTCATTGCAATCTGTTGCAAGCGATACCCGACCGCCTGCCGGGAATAGTGGGTCTGCGCTGCAATGTCCGGCAGCGGGAGCCGCTCAACGTACCGCAAACGGGCGATTTCCCGATCTACCCTCCCAAGCGGTGCGCGTCTGATCGCGGCGGTCATCTGCTGTCGGTCAAGTCCTTGCAGCGCAGCGGGCAGCACCACACGAGCCGCCGCCACAGGCAGCACCGAGCCAAAAAGGTTCGGGCAGCTGTCCGGCGTTGCGCTTAGATACGCATTTTACCATATTAAGACCGAAAATTTGCATTTTTTTCTCAAATTTGAGCCTTAATACCCCGATTTTGTTGGCCTTAACAAAATCGCAGACCATTTTCGTGATGTGCCGAAATTGCTCTTGTGCGGCGTACATCTCGGTGACGTCACCGGGATGCTCGTATGTAGTGCTTGCCATGATATCCTCCTTACAGCTGCTTGATGCAGCGATTGGTCAGCTTTCCGTACACATCCTCGTACAGCTCCTGCTTATCGCCGTTGTAGGTGTACTCAGCATAGATACCATCACCGCTCACGGTGGTAGACAGTAGTGCCTTGTAGTTCTGGAGCGACTTGCAAGCCCAGACCACAAAGACGTTTTCGAGGGTGATTTTGGTCTCGCGGTGTGCGTTGTACCACTCAACCAGTGCATTCTTGCACACGCTTTCATATTCTGCCATGCCGGTAATAATCATAATGTGTTTCCTCCTTACTCCTTGCCCTGCATCTGATTGAGGACGTGATCGGCGTGGATAGCTGCCGCCGTGAAGGAGTTATTCTCCCACCACGCCACGAGGGAAGCGACGACGGTAATGCCGGTGGTGATGATCTGTTCCAGCTGCTCCGACTCGATGGGGAGCGGGGAGTGGCCGGTTGCGCTCAGGATCTGATTGGTCAGTGCCAGCGCGAGGACGGCGGTGCGGGCGATGGTTCCAGCGGAAATCTTGTTGTTGGTCATGGTATTAGTTCCTTTCCTTTTCTTCGAGGTCGGCAATGCGATGATTGGCGACCTTCATCTGTTCTTCCAGCACAGGGATGCGCTGGGCGAAATTGTTGTGTGCCCGGACTTCCCGGGTCAGCTCTTCCAGCTTGGTTTCGGTCACGGCTTGGCTCTTGCTGTTGGCAATCAGAACGCCGATCAGCGTGATTGCACCGGTAATGAGGGCAACGACGATACTATCCATTCGGATTATACCTCCAGGAGCCTGTCCAGCCCCTTTTTCGCGATGATCGCGGCGTAGTCCTTGTAAGCGTGCGATAAGTCCACGTTGCCCGTGATGCCCGGCACGCTGGCGGTGCTGGTGTACTGCCACATCCCGTAAGCCCACGACGTGGCGGGCTTGTTGGCACGGTAGGCGGCCAGCCATACGTCGTACTTGCGCAACGCTGCACCGCTCATATACAGCCGGGTCTCACCGAAATTAAGCCCGGTATAGAGCAGGGCATAGAAGCCCCACTGCTCGATGGTCGCCAGCGCATACGCGGTCAGGTCGGTCAACGCCTGCTTGCCAAGCTTGCAGAGCTTGTTGTCCTCCACATCCACGCAGATCGGCAGCTCAAAAGTCTTGCCGGTCAGCGCAGTCTTGAGCAGGGCAAGCTCTGCATCGGCACTGGTATGCGAGACGGCGTAGGTGTAGTAGTACACGCCCACCGGGATCCCCAGCCGCTTGCACTCGGCATAGTTGCGCTCAAAGGTCGGGTCAATGTACAGCCCGTCCTTGCGCTTGCTCAACTTGCGGTTGGTGGACACCGTCTTGAGCATCACACCGGAGACAAGGCCGCTTGCCTTGACCTTGTCCCAGTCGATGCTGCCCTGCCAGCGGGAAACATCTAATATGGTTTTTGCCATCATGTCACGTCCTTTCTGTTAGTGGGATAAAGCCCTCTTTAGGTTACATTCTGTGCGGCTTTTTGGGTTTGTCGTTTTTTTTCATTAGTTCAACACCACCCTTCGATTGTTGACTACTTTTTATTTATTTAATCTGCATTCCCATTGCATCAACCCAATTGCCATTTATAAAATATAGCATTTTGTTAAGAGTTGTATCATAAAACTGTTGATTTAAATTAGGTTTTAAAGGTCTTTCGTCTTTTGTACCGCATAATTTGTGGTTTAAATTTTCAGTTTTAACATTTAAGCCACTACCTTCTTTCCAAAATTCAATATCATCACTATTTACATAATCCTCATGATTAGCTGAATAAGTTATTCTTCCTCTATAATCTCCCGGTCTTTCTTCAACTGCTTTCGTAGTTCTGTCCCATTTTCCAAAAAACTCTGACGGTCTATATTCAATATTAAAATCAACGATATTTATTGATTGTTTTGTATTGGATCTGCAAAAGTACATACTTCTTTTGCATCCTTCCTCACAGCAATTTATAAGTGTTTGTGGATGGGACATTTTATCTGGTTGTTCATACGCATTAAATCTATATGTTATATCACATTGACGGCATCCGCAGCTTGACATTATCAAATGCTCTCCGCCGATATCGTATGCAACACCAAACCCAAATACAAATACGTTATCAATCCTATAGTTAACGCCAAAGTTCCATCCAGGTAGTCCTCTTATGCCAATAGATTTTTTGTTCGGTGTTGTTGACAGCACTCCAACATCTGATACTGATATCAATACGTCATTGACAGACATGCCCGATAAATATTCACCGCTTATTCCAGTTATTGCATATTCATTGGATGGATAATTGATGGCAACATGTTCAATAGACATGTATAAATTAGGATATGTTTTTCTTAAATTATTAATGTCACTCGGTAATGCTCCTATTATTGTCACTGGTCTATCTCTATCTATATTTTCGATAGATTTTTTTGTCAAGTATATTTTTGCACTACATCCAACTTCTGTTTTGCCAGTTACCGTTGGATGTCCCGTGCCTTTAATTATTAAAGAATGTGCTACGCTTGGATTGTCCATATATAATGCAAAATATCCAAGGGTATCGTTTCCACTATAATATAATGAATCGATAAAATAAGTACCATCACACAATAGGACAGTACCACATACTCCTGCTGTATTTAAATCGGAAATTGCTTTCTGTATTTCAACCTCGTCATTAGATCCGTCACAGACATAATCAGCGATTACTTTATCCTTATCTGACGAATCTGACGCAGCTACAATAATCATAGATGGCATTTTACGAATATTTTCCAAAAACAAAATATTCTCAGAATCCCCTAATCTTAACGTTTCCGAGTCATCAGCTTTACGAAATACGATTTTATATTTAAATTTAGAATGGTCTAATATACATATTTTTTTCCAATATGAATCGGGACTATCTAACCCTATGAAATTCTCATTTTTGTCATATTTCCACAATGAAATCTGATATCCATCTGATGCTTTTATTTGTTTTACAGACTGTGGAATAAAAGCATTGTATGCAATTCTATAATTGTAACGATGATCTGATGGCATAATGTACATACCACTTTCATAATCAATTGCGCCATATATCCACTTTAAACTGCTTTTATCGATTGATGAATCCCATATTTCAGTATATACTGTAGCATCTGTATTTAGATGCATCCATACAAACGATTCATAGTCTGTCTTATCAGCAATAATTCCGATATGAATATCTTGTTTTGATGCCCAGGGATGAAATTTGCCTCCGTTATCTTCTTTTAGTCCTATCGTTGCGCCACTAAGGTCTACATCGTTTGAGCATATGTGTATAATATAAAAATGGCCTTCAATTATCGGTACATTTCCCAACACAATGCTAGTTGTATCTTTTTTGCAATCATATGTTGATGTCAGCTTTTGATTCATATAAAAGGCTAAATTTTCCTTTATCTCACCAGCCGCATCTCCCGTCGCTTTCGCATCCGCAGCCTTGCCGGAGACGGAGAGGGTGGGGTCGGTTTGAAACGTTGCTGCGGCGGCTTCTGCCCGGTTCTGGGCGTCCTGACATGCGGTGACATACGCCATCCACTGATCGTTTGTGATGCCGGTGACGTAGAAATACGACCGCACAGACACGGGGTCAACGTAGGGCGCACCGGTGACGCGGCAGATGATGGGGAAGGTGTTGAGCTTATACCCGGTGTTGTTGACGACGCAGAGGGAGACCTCCACCTTGCCGTTGACGCGCAACGCCTGCTCTGCCAGCTCGAGGGTGACGACGTTTGGGCTGCTGCTGGACACAACAACCGCCTTGCGGGTGCCGCTGGAAAGCTGGATGGTGTCATACCAGCCCATGTTGTTGGCACCGGATCCGCGATACTGCACCGTATACTGTGCGCCGCTGGGCGCGGAGTACGGCACGCCGCCGTCGTAGAGCGTTAGGCCGATGAACCGGCTCTGGGCGTCGGACTGCATGACGTCGATCACCTGCGGCAGACCCGGGTTGTTGAAATCAATCGTGATATTGTGCATTGTTGTTCTCCTTTGTGGCCTTGACATACGCGCCGTTGATGTACCGGTAGTCGCTCAGGCTGCCGGGCGGCAGGGTGTCTACATAAGCCGCACCTTCCGGCAGGGTTTTCAGCGCATAGTTCGGGTCAATGCTCCCCGCCGAGGTAATTTCACCCGTTCCGGGAAGAAACGTTATCAGATACATTTTCTCACCTCACAAGAAGCCGATGATGATGGATGGGATGCAGCAGGCTTTGTTTTCGTGAAGCTTCGCACCCAGCGGGATTTTTGAGCCGTCGGGCAGGGAAATCTCGGACGATGACAGCCAGCCGCCCGCGCCGAACGTGATGCCGGTCTTTTTGACGACGAAATCCCGCACGCGGGGATAGTCCCAAGTGTAGGTTGCCCGGACGGTGCGGTGTTCGTCCACAACGGCGATCGTCCACTGCACACTGTTGTTGTCCAGCGTTCCGCTGTCGAAAATTCCACCCAAATTGTCGACGAACCCCACCGCAATGGCAGCATAGCTGCTCAGGTCGATGGTCACGGTGGTGTTTTTCGCCATACCGTCGGATGATTTGCCGTTCGTCCAGAGGGCTACGGTGTTCCGGATCCCCGAAAACTGCAAGCCGTCGTTGTTGATGGTGTACTTATAGCCGCCGGTGCCGAAATTGACCGCTCCGCCCTCCGTTTTCTCGATGTAGTCGGTCGCCACCCGGCTTGCGTCGGTTGCCCGGTCGTTGGAAGTGGTGATTTGACTCTGCTGCCGGACGATGGTGCGGGCAAGGGTCTGCTTTGCGTCGCCCAGAGAAACGTCCTCGTACTGATCTTTCAGCACGTCGTAATCGGTTTTGGTGACCCGGGCGGTCGCACTGATCCCAAGCCGCAGAAAGCGCACCTCGACGGTGTCTCCCCGCAGCACTTTTTCGGCGTCGGCTGCGCCGCTGTACTCCACGCACTTTTCCAGCTGCACCCACTTGGCCGTGATGCTGACCGTTGGTTTCGCCATATCGTTTTTTGCGATGAACTCCGCCGCGGTCTTTTTCATGCTGGCGTCGGACGGGGATTTCTCGTAGTAGCTGGACAAGTCCAGCGGATAGATCTTTTTCCGGGTCGCACCGGGCAGGATCTCGATGGGGTCGATCGAGTAAAATTTTTTGCTTTTCTCGCTCGACCAGTAGGGGAAAACGTGGGTGTACATTTCTTCGATGTTCTTTTCCTGCGTCACATCCAGCAGATTCCGGCCATAGGCGATCCGGACGCCACGGTTGACTTCGGCTTTCTCCCGCAGTACGCAGGTCAGGCCGTCGAAGCTCCAGATCCCGCCGTAGGTTTCCGCAAGGTTGCCGTTGGTATTGCCAAGGATGGCAGCACGCAGGGTCATCGGTTTTGTGACCGAAAAGCTCGCCTCCTTGTCATAGGCGGCGGAAATCTCGAAAGGGCAGTCACCAATGATGTTTTTTTTGAGCTGCGTGATGGCCTCCGACAGCTTTTTGGCCGAAAACGGCTTGACGATGCAGCCGTTGAGGTCATACGAGAGATGGTGCGCATACACCTGTACACGCCCATCGTATGGCCGGGAGATCCGATAGATCCGGAAGAGCTGCATTCCCTCATAACTGGACGGACGGGCTGAGATCAGCCGATCCTCCACAAGATCCTCGAAATGCGCTCCGATGACCGGGTAGATCATGCTCAGATCATAGGCTCCGTTTTCCTCGCAGCTGACCTTGCACTCCAAAGCGTCGGTCAGAATGCCGTAGCCATAGTTGGAGATCGCCGTCGTGTCGGCGGAATAGAGTGCGGGTCGCAGTTCTGGCCTCATAGCGTCCACCACCTCGGGGTCAGCAGGACAGCGGTGATCCCTCCGCTCCAGCTGATAACATTTTCACCCTCCGGCAGGGAGGGGAGCATCCCATAGATGCGATTGTTGGCCGACAGTCCACTCAGGGTGTAGGCGTTCTGGTTTTCACCATCCACCACGATCTGCGTGTCGGAGTAGGTGCCGACGTCCAGCGTCTCGCCGTTGATGCTCAGCGTTCCGGTCTCGCCGTTGCCGGAGATGACCAGCTTCGGGAGAGCCGTCTGCGGGAAAGGGTTCCGGAGCTTCTGGCCGTTGGTCAGGAATTCCGACCGCTGGCCGTCCACCGAGAAGTGGCGGGGGTCGCAGTCGAACTCGACCGTGAAGCGTCCGTACTTGTTGAGCACGTTGGTGATGTCGCCGACCGTCGCGGTCGCGTTGTAAAAAAATCCGGGGTCGTAGCTGTCAGCCAGCCGGTGCGCACCCGGTGCTCCGGCCAGCCAAGTCTTGACCGACCGTGCCACCGCTGCCGTTGGCTCCTTGCCGTGATAGTAGATCTCATAGGATATCTTGATGTTATCGTAGTACCCCAGATCCGCGTGGAGCTTGCCGTTCCGCCCGCCCACCTCGTACTCCTCATATTTCGGAGCCGGGGTCGGGATCTTGGGCTTGTGCTCGATGTGGCAGTAATACGCACGGCTGCTGTGGTCGTTATAGTACAGGTAGTGGTTCGCCAATGCTTGCAGCCTCCTGATTGATCTTCCATTGCAGCCGCTCGAGGACGGAGTCCGCAACTTCTTCCGCACTCTGACCGGGTGCGGCATAGACTTGCACCGTGACTCCGCCCATCCGGACGGTGCGGTTGTTGGTGGTCTGGGATGCAGCACCGGTCTGGCCGACGTCATACTGGAGCTGCATCTGGAGCTGTCCGCTCAGATCAGCGGCAGCATCCCGGATCTTGTAGGTGTTTTTCCGGATTCCTTCCGCCATGCCCTCGACCATGTCTGGCATCCACGTCTCGTACTCGGTCAATGGACCGACGTCGGGGCAGGAAAAATGCAGGAAGCTGGAAATCGTCTTGCCAATGTCGGAGGCCGCTGCAGCAATCTCCGGAGCAGCCTTTTCCATGCCGCCAGCCATGCTGGTGACAAGGTCGCCGCCCCAAGTATCCGCATCTGTGCTGATCGCCGTGCCCAGCAGGTTGCCGATTACGCCAATGATCGCGCCGGCCGCTGCTCCGTAAGGGCTGCCGGTCAGCTTATAGCCACTAATTCCTCCGCTGACCGCACTGCCCGCCAGACTGACAAGGTTGATATTATCCCAGAAGCTGTCATCTGCCCGATATCCCTTGGTAAGGTCGGAAAACCAATTCCCGAGCGGGCTGTTGCTCAGGTTGTTGGCCACGGTTTCCAGCCCGCCCAGCTTGGTATCGAGGTCAAGGATGAATTTTGTGAACCCGCCGACCGTGCCCTGAATACCAACGATCTCGTCGCTCAGAACGTTAATTGATTCCTGCGTATCCGTGCAGACATCGCCGATGTACGTTTTCGTTTGGGTCACAGACTGTTTGACGCCGTCCACCATTCGTACAAACGTATCGACCACAACTTTTCCGGTTGCAACGGCTTTTTCCTCGTATTCGCCGGTCGCTTCATTCCACACCTTCTGGGTTTCCGTCGTGATCGTTGTTGCCCGGTCTACTGCGCCAATAACGCCTTCCATCCCATAGATTTTTTGAGAGGACTGCTGCTTACTGGTCTGTGTCTGGCTGACCGCATCGCTTGTGATCTGCGTTTTCTGAACCACGCCGTCCAGCAGAGTGTCCACCTGCTTGAAATTTTTCTGGACGCCGTCCACTACTTCCGTCCACGTCTTGGTGATGGTCTGGGCTGTTTCGGTGGTGGTCTCTTTGAGCTTGCCGGTGGTGCCGTCGTAGACGTTGTAGGTGTTGTCGGCGGTTTCCGTTACCTGCTTGATCGCGCCAACGATGTTCCCGGTGCCCTCGAGCATCTGGGTGGATGTGTCGGTGACGCTCTGAGCTAGTTTCTTCTGGTCGGCAGCGGCTTTTTTGGCACTACCGCTTGATCCAGAGCTGTCGCCGCCGGTATCTCCACCGGTCGTGGTTTTCGGGTGCAGCCGGTCATACTGTTTTCCTTGGCTGTATTTTCCGCTGTTAAATTCTGCCAGTGCTTTTTTGTGCCGTTCGTCGGCCTTTTTTTGCTCGTCGGCGGCTTTGCGGTACTCCTCGTATGTGTCATACCCGGAGTAAGCCTCTTTCCCCAACGCCTTGTTGAGCTTATAGCTCAACTGGTCGAGCCAAGATATCGAGCTGGTCGCAAACGACTCGAAACCAGCCTTGAGGTTGCTGATCGGACCCATGCAATCGGTGATCGCGTCCGCCAGTCCGATCCATCCGCCGGTATCGTATGCGTCTTGCGCGGCAAGCACAAAATCGTTGGCGTTTTCGACCATCATTTTCAGGCCGTTGGTCAGATCCTCGGTCATAACGCCCGCCAGCTGGGTTGCGTTGTCCTTGAGGGTGTTCCACTCGCCGTTCAGGGTCTCGCTCTGGGTCTGCATCGCGCCGTAATAACGCCCACCCTCACTGGATGCGTTTTCCAGAGCAGCGGTCAGCAGGTCATAGGTGACGGTCATTTTTTGGACTTCCGCCGTGGATTTGCCGGTGTAGTCCGCCAGAATGCCGTATACGTCGATACCGGCGTAGGCAAACTGCTTGATGTCTGCCGACGTCGCTTTTCCGGCGTTCTTGATCTGCTGCAAATTCTGTGCCATCCGGCTCAGCTCTTCGTTGCCGCCGCCGGTGGCTGAAACTGCATCGCCCAGTGCGAGGATGGTCTGCCGGGAGGACTCCGCATTAACTCCAGTTGATATAAGGTAGCGATTTGCTTCGACCAAATTTTCAACGCTGAATGGTGTCCGGGCTGCATCCTCCTTGATCTGATTGAGGACTTCGATTGCCTGATCCTCGCTCCCGAGCATATTGGTCAAGGCGACCTGATACTGCTCGATCTGGGCATTGTAGGCAACGCCGGTTGTAACGACTTTTTGCCCTGCATCCAGTGCGGCCTTGCCAATCGTCTGAAACGCCGATGCAAGCAGCTGGCCTTTTGCGACGGAAGCCGTCATCCCGGAAAGGTCGGTATCTTTGGCCGCGTCCGCAAATTCACCCAGACCGTTTTCTGCATCGGATAAGCGAGATTTTAGCGTTTGCAGTTCCGCATTGGTCTTGTAGATGGAGGTTCGGTATGCCGAAGCTTGCGTGCTAGTTGCGCCAAACTTTTCAACCGCTTTTTGGAGCTGTATGTTTTGAAGCTTGATTGCTGACTCATTTGCCGCAATCTGCTTTTTGAGTACACCGGCGACGGTAGACGCACGTTGCTGGGCCGTCGAATTTTTGCCAAGGGCGGCGGTCGCCGAATCCAGCTCAGCAGTATATTCTTTCTGCTGCTGGATGATGTTTTTCATCTGTTTTTTGTATTCGTTTTCGCCCTCAACGCTGATTCTGGGGCCGATATCGGTTTTTGCCACAGTCCGTCACCTCCTCACTCGATTTTTTCCAGATCGTCCATGTCCAGATAGACTTTCTGATTCGCACCGTTCTCAATCTGCATACACGCCATATAGTCCAGCATCTGGCCGAGAGGACAAGCGAGCACCTGCGGCTCGCTCATCCCCAATTTTCGGCCAAAATAGAGAAACCACGTTGTATTGAGCTGGATCACATGGCGTTTTCCGCGTTTTTTGGGCTGTTGTCCTTGGCAACCTCGACCTCGCGGGCAGAGCCGACCCGCATCGCTGTGAGACAGGCCGTCCACAGTTCCAGCATCTCGTTTGCGGACAGGACGGCGGAAAGCACTTCATCCGCCGGAAACTCCGGGATGTCGTCGATCGGCTGGCCGGTCAGCAGAGCTGTGCCCGTAAGATAGCTTTGACCGGCCTGTGCCAGCGGCCGCGCCGCCTTGAGGATGGAGCGCATCAACTCCGAGATCTCGTTGTTGTCGGCGTGCTGGACGATGCAGTTGACCACGCCGGTGACGGAACCGAACGCCTCTTCCAGCGCAGCGGACGAGCCAATGCTCAGACAGAGCGGATACTTGGTGCCCTTGATGTCAGCCCACGCAAGATACTTGTTATCCATCAGACCTCACCCCCGAGAACCTTCTTGACGAACGCAATCGCATCCGCGCGGGTGGTGAATTCCGTCTTGGGGATGATCTTCCACCGCGCCATCGAGCTGTCGTCGCGCATGATGGTGAAATCGAGGCTCTGGGTCTGCCAGTCGATCTGATCGCCCTTGGTGGTCAGATCGTCGCCCGGTACCTTGAAGCGGATCTTGGTCAGAATGATCGCCTTCCAAGAGCTCTTGCCGTTCCGCTGCACCATCTTGACCGCGCCAAGACCGAGGAAGGGCGGATTCATGCTTTCGCCGTACTCGTAGGTCTCCACGCTGGTGCTGCCGGATACCTCATAGCTGTTGCCGGTCGCAAGCCCCATGATGAAGGCCTCTTCCTCCGAGCTCAGGCCGTCCACTGCGATGGAGCCAGAGCCGTCCGTGAAAGCAGAGCCGGTCTCGGTTTCGGCCAGAACATCGTCGGCATAGAAATTGTTGTCGTCGCTGGTGGAAATGTCGGTGCTCATGCTGACACTCCGCCCCAGCTTGCGGACGCTGGTATACTTGACGGTGCCGCCGTCTTCCGCCGAATAGAGTGCAACATGGATGTCCGAAAAGCCGGTTGCGACGCCGCCGCTTACATTTGCTGCCATTTTTGTCCTCCTTAAAAAATGAGGGAGGTGTCCACAGTGGACACCTCCCGGTGATTATTCTTTGGTCAGAGCCGCGATCTGCTGCTGCACGGTCACGGCCATCTTGTCTTCTGCGGTCTTTTTGATTTTTTCCACCGCAGGCGCGATGAAGGGGGTCTTGTTGCGCACGAGGCTCCCGCTCTCGACGCTGCGGGCGATCAGTGCGTTGGGCTGACCGTTGGGGTATTTTTCGGTCTTGACGGAGTTGTAACCGTCGAAACCGATCTTGGTATTCCACGCCTTGCCCTTGTATTCCATGACCGCGACGCCGAGACCGTCTTTCAGGCCTTGCGCCTGCTCTTTGGTCACGCCGTCCAGCATTTCGCCCGACGCTCTCGCCTTGTCGCTCAGGTAATAATATTTTTTCCCTTCCGGGAGGCTATGGACAGTGATCTCATCAATGGATTGGTGGATCGCGTCGGCCACCACCTTTGCGCCCTCATAGACCGCCATTTTGCAGATGTCATCCGTGTGGTCGCTGAGATTTTCCAGCTGCCGCAGGTACTCAGTCGCTTTCCGCGACGTGATCCTCGCCACAGTCCGTCACCTCCCACAGCCACTCATAGTGCCAGAAGCGGGTATTGGATTCGTCCGGCCACTTGCCGTTGCAGCTCCACGCGACGTTGTCGCGGCTGTTCAGCGACGCCTCGAACGCTTCCGCCCACGGGTCGAATTCCTGTGTGGTATACAGATCGGTCGAGCCGCGGTATACCCGCTCGCAGTGGGAGCCATCGGCCAGCAGGTCCCGCGGCGCGGATTCCTGCCAGACGAAAAACCGGTCAGATTTCAGCCGCCCGCCGTGGCTTACCTGATCGGTCACGGCAGTGTGGGCGGCAATGATGCAGTCATACCACGCCATTGCTGTCATCCTCCAATCGCCGGTCAAAATCCGCCTCGACTGCCCGCAGCGACAGATCCAGCGCAGGCGGCCAGCAGTCCTCAACGGCCTGCACCGTGTCGATGCGGTATTTCTGGCCGTCCTCGGTCTGCGCCACGTCCTGGCTCGAGATCGTCACCGCCGACCGCGGCACTCGGATCACCCGGACGATCTCCGCCATGTTTTCACGGCTGAGATAGAGGCGGTTGATCCCAAGCCGCTTTTCTTCGTACCGAAGCGTCACTTTTGGGGTCAGCTGGATCAGCGTCTGGAATCCGGGCTTGGCGGCGTCGCTGGTCGAAGAGATTTGCACCACGCCGCCGTTGAAATTCTGGCTGATCTCAGCCGTCGGGCGGGTCGGGAGCTTCCGCGCCATACGCCGTCACCCGCCTTTCGTTCTGAGCTGCCAAAATCAGATGCCGGTAGTTGTTCTCGAAGATATCCGCTGCACCGTCGCGGGCGTAGCGGATGTAGTCGAGCAGCAGGCTCCGGGCAAGACCGGGCAGAGTGTAGTTCTGCTCATCGCCGATCTTTCCGTTGAGGTAGGCCATGCCGCCGGTCGCAATGTCCCAGATCTTCGCGTCCATCTTGTCGTCAGCCCAAGTCAGATCAAGATAGTTCTTGATGTCCGGGAGCAGCACCGGCCGCAGGTCGTCCAGTGCGGTACTCATCAGGATTTCGTGACCGTGACGGTGTAAGTCTTGGTGGTGGTGCCATCCTCAGCGGTCACGGTAATGGTCACGGTGTTGGAGCCTTCCGCCCACGTTGCCGGTTTGCCGTTGTCGATCTCGACGCTGCCGACCTTGACCTTGATCTTTGCAGAGGCAGATGCCGGAGTTGCAAGGATGGTATTGGTCGATGCAGTGGTGGCGGCAGTGTAGCTCACAGTGCCAGCCGCAAACTCAGGCGACAGAGTCAGACTGCCGATCTTCAGGGCGGTCAGCGTTGCGTCGTCGGAGGCAGTCGGTTCAGGAACGGTGGTCACGCGGTAGGAGATGGGGCGCAGGCCGGAAACATCCAGATGCAGGAAGGCATTGTTGTCCAGCGGCAGGCCGTTTGCGTACAGCTTGGCCTTGTACACGCGCTGATCCTCGAGGAAACGCACGCTGTCGTCATACTCAATGCGGCCATCCTTACCCATGCCGACCGCCGCGAAATACTGGCGGCCCATGCCGAACACAGCCTCACCGCGGGAAAGTGCAGCGGTCTGGATCACAGTGATGGGGTAGGGAAGCACGTCGTTGCGGTAGGTGCCATCCGGCGCACGGACGGTCGTGGCAGGCATGACCAGCTGGAAATAATCCTGCGGGTTGACCAGCAGGATCAGATCGTTGGTCTTGCGGTTTTTGCCGTTGGCGGTCACGACGACCAGCGAGATCAGATTGCCGAGGGTTTTCGGCTCAAAGTCCGTCACCTTGATCTTTGCCTTCTCGGGATACTTGCCGCCGACCACGGCAACGTTTGCGCCGACGTCGCGGGTCATGCCGATGGGCTTCTTGTCGCCGTTGCCGACCACAATGCCGACTTCGAGGCCGTTGGCAATGGCCTCGGCCAGAATTGCGCGGATGTAGCGATCCAGCCAGACGGGGCCAAGGTCGAGCATGGCGTTGCAGACCGGAATGAACGCCGACAGCTTGAACAGGCCAGCGTCGATCTCCTTGAAACCGGAGGTCAGCTCCTTAATGATGGAGTCGCATAGGTCGCCCCATGCCGCCTCCTGATAGCCGTCGGTGTTGACCATCATGCGGATCGCGCCGCCGGTGGTCGTAAACTGGATGTGACTCAGCAGCGGGTGGTCAGAGCGCAGGTCATCCAGTACGCTGGAGATGATGGTTTCAGGCATAACGACATTCAGGTTCTCCAGTTCCTGCTTGGGGTTGGCCGAACGTGCAGCCTTGGCGAACGCCTGATAGTAGTTGGATTCCTCGGTGGTCAGCTGGCGCACGCCGCGAGCCTGAAGAACACTGCCGTCAAAGGACTGGCGCAGACCGTCGATCTCGTTCTGGTACTCGTTGCCGATTTCCTCACCAATGGCGGTCATCAGCTGCTCGAACGAGTTTGCAAACTTCTCGCTGTCGTTGTCCTTGATTGCCTGCTGGAACGTCTCCCGCAGGGCAGTGATCTTCTGGTTCTTCTTCCAAAAGTCCTTGAGATTCATGGTTTTGCTCCTTTTCTTGTATTGAGAAAGCCGCGCCCTTTCGGGTGCGGCTTTACGGCTGAATTTTCAGATTTTGGCAAACAGGTCAAAAAGCGTCGGTTTCTTTTGCTCCGGCTCTTTCGGGGGAGCGGGCGGGGCAGGCGTGGTCAGCATCTGCCGGACGATCAGATCGCGGACGCTCTGCGTTGCCATCTTACTGTCGCCCTGCTTCTGGATGCTGGTAGCAAGACCCATTTCGAGCATCGCCTCCGGCGCATACCATGTCTTGCTCTTGATGAGGTCACGCGCAGCCTGCTCGGTCATGCCGGCCGCGGTGAATGCGCCCAGACCGATCTCGGTCAGCTTGTCCAGCTCATCTGCCGCTTCCCGCAGGTCTTCCGCGTAGCCGTACTGTCCGCCGATCGCCGGGTGAAAATAGAACGCGCTGACATTGTTTGCCACCCGCTGATCACCGGCCAGAAACGGATAGATCGCAGCACTTGCCACAAAGCCATCGGCATAGGTATTGACCCGGGCGTTTTTGTTTCGGATCGCGTTGTAGATTGCAAACCCTTCCGAAACCTCGCCGCCGTAGCTGTCAATGTGGATGTTGATCTCGGCCAGATCACCGGCCTTCTGCAACTGCTGAGCCAGACGGTATGCGCTGGTATCGCTGTCCAGATACGGGTAAGACGTGATATCCCCGAAAATGTAGATGTCGGCCTGTTCGCCCGACTGTTGGAAATCGAAATACGGCTTAGGCATTTTGCCCCTCCTTCTGCTGTGAGGTTGCCGCCCGAGCGACTTCCTCGATCGTTGCAATGTTCTTGGTCATCCAGTGCTTGTCCGCCCAGTCATACGGCAAGGGTTCCTGTCCGCACTTGGTCAGGATGTCGTTGATGCTCCATACCGCCGACCCGACGATCTTCTCCACGTTGGCGGCGTTGGCAAACATATCAAAATGCTGGATGGTGGACGTATCGACCAACACTCGAAAGCCTTGCTTCCAGCCGTCCAGCCCGAACAGTTTCCGGTTGCACTCTTCGCCGATCTGGGCGGCAAGCGGGTCAATGGCCGTGGTCAGCCACAAGCTGATTGCGTCCGACATTCCGGCCACATTGCCCAGAAGCAGCACCGGAGGGATCCCGAATCCCCGAGCTGTGAAGGTGAAAATATCATCGACCAATGCCCGGATGTCGCGGGTATCTTTGGCCGACGTGCTCCCGCCGAACGGCTGAAAATCGAACCCGTCAAACTCGGGCAGAATGCCGGAATCACTGTGCAAAAACGGCTTATACTGTGATTCCAACATTTCCGCAAAACGCTGCTCAAAATTGTTTTGCCCGCTGGCGACCTGCCCAACGTGGACTTTCATGTGCTGGCCGTTATTCCACGCATTGTTTTTCATCGCGGTCTGGATCAGCTTGTTATAGCTGTTGTAGATTGCATCGACCACGTTCTTGACGTTCCGGTTGTTGAGTGTCAGGTGCAGCACTTCCGATTCTTTCAGCCGCCGGGTGTTGGGTTCGTCGCCCAGCTGCACGCCCTCATAGATTTTTTCCCGCGTCGGGTAATTCTCCGGGGGCGTCCAGCTGTCTGCTGTGACCAACATCAACCGCCGATTTTTTTGGACGGGAACGATCAGCACCTCGTTATAGGCATAGAGCCGGAAAATAGCATTCTGCCAGAACGCGGTACTGTTTTCGTTGAGGTTCGGCTCGACGTTGAGCATATAATAATAATCGTTTTTCGCTTCTGCTCGCCCCTCAAACGTTTTGAACTCACAGTTGGCAATGGCACGGGCAATCAGATTGACGCAGCAGCCAAACGCCAGCTCCCGCAGTTGCAGTTCCTCGCGGTAATAGAGCCAGTCGTTGCAGGAAAGCGTCACTGTTTTTCCGGTTGCCGCATCCAACTTTTCATAACTGAGTTTTTGCACGGGGACTCCGTCGAATACCCCAAGATTCCATTCTTCTCGTGTCAACGTTCGTCCTCCTACCAGCAGATTGCGCCGATTTTTGGCAGCTGTACTTGGCCGGTTCCCAATTCACTCTCGATTGCAATGCTCGCAACGAGAGCCATAAAGGGGTCGGTTTTCCGGCTTTTGGCCTCGATTTTTGCATAGATGAAATTTCCGGTATCCACGCCCTGACTCCGGCTGCTCCGGACGCGCTTGGTGTTGTTGGTCGCCCATCGCAGGTGAGGGGAGTCGCCCCAAGTGAACAGCTGCCGGTCAAAGCAGTCCTGAATCACCGGATCGGCTTGCATAATGTCGCTTGGGCGGATCAGCTTGACCCGGGATTTGTCTTGCGCGTCAAATCCGATACTCTGCATCGCTTCCGCCATCATGGTGTATCGGAAATGGTCAAGCGCAATTTTTTTGACGGTGTATTTTGACGCCACATCTCGGATGAAGTCGGTCAGCAGATATGGGGAGATGCTGACATCGTCCACATAGGTGCAGCAGCCCATCTCGCACCAGTGCTTCCACGGTGCTTTGATTCGGGTCAGCGTTTTGCTTTGGGCGCAGATCCATGCGTGATTGATATCATACCGATCATCCCCGCGCCGGAAATGCAAGTTGACCGCCGCCCAGTCGTTCAGTTCGGCGTAGTCAATGCCGACGGTACACGTCCAGCCGGTCATATCCGGCAGGGGGCGGTTTGTGAGCCGGATCTTTTCGTAGTCCGTCACGGCGATTTCTTTCGCCCCGTCGCGGATGCCCATCCGTTTCGTGATGAAGTCTCCATTCTGTTCCGGGTGGTCTAACCAGTCATGGTATTCATCGCGTGTCTCCTTCCACAAGTCCGGCAGATAGGGGAGAGAGGGATTGGCTTTCGGCCAGTTCTGCTCATCGTGGACTTCGTCTTTCGAGTCCAGACAGCAGATATACGGCAGAAAGCCTCGATCCTCTTCGCCCTCAAACAAGATCCTCCGGCCACGAGCCAGATAATCATCCAGCGGTCCGTCGGACACGTCGCCATTCGACGTGAAAAAACCGACCCGAGGCTCTGCGACTTTGCCCTGGCCGGTGATGAAAACTTTGATATTGTCGTAATTTTGATATTGGTGGACCTCGTTGAAGATCACCGCACCGGAACGCATACCGTCGCGCCCCTTGGGGTTGTTGGTTCGGCCTTTGACCTCGCCCAAATTCTTGCGACCCCTCAAAATCTCCTTGGTATGGTAATAATACTTTGACAGCTTCGCCTCATACTTTGGGTTTTCCAGAGCTTCCACAATATCTTTGACGGGGGTGACGGCCTGTTCCTCGTTGTTGGCGCAGATATCGACGTTGTAGTGCCTCACCGTGTTGTATGGGCTGATAAGCGCAGCGGACGAAAGCGCGATCACGCCATCTTTTCCCGCGCCGCGCCCGACCATCCCGAACAGCGTTTTGAAGCGGGGGCTTCCGTCGGCGTTGTATGTGCATAGCCAGAGGCCCAGCACAAACTTCTGCCACGGAAAAAGCCGGTCATAAGGAAAATACCGGGCGAGTCCAAAATATTTTTGCATTCGCTCGGTATCCACATGGATGTCTTCAGTTTCAAAAATTTTGCGGATCAATGCGGCCAGCGCGTGCTGCTCCTTGTTGGCCCGTGGGTTGTCGGCCTCCACCTGCTCGATGTACTCCAGAATTTCCGGTGGGATGTTACAGCTCATCGTCCTCTTCCGGCTTCGCCGCCATAAACTTGTAAGTCTGGACGATCCGCAGCAGCGTCGAAACGGTGGAGTTGGCTGCACTCGCGGTCTGTCCGTAAGCCTGAATTGCCGGATTCGGAACCTCGCGCTCCGTTCCCCGGGGAGTTATCTGAATAATGGTCGTCCCGTTGGCCTTGATGTCCGCCTGAGACTTTTCCAGCAGATCCAGCTGATCGAGATACCGGTCAAGCGTGGTGCGGTACAGAAAATTTGTGTCGCATCCGGCAGCCTTGGCCGCTTCCTCGATTTCGGCGAGTTCGGCCTGATACTTTTTTCGGGCGTTTTCCACTTTCACCATGGCGATTTCCTTTCTGTCCGGCTTGTGCAATATGACGGAGATTCCCGCGCGTGCGCGTGCGCGCAAATCCAGCTGGAAAGTCAGGGCACACCCCGAGTATAGGGGGGTGCCAGCTGGCAGGTTTTTCCAGACGGGGGGTGTGCTGCTCAATCCCAGCGTTCGCGGGTCAACGGCGGTGCGTGAGCTGTCTTGTGCAGCCGCTCCGGGTGGCAAACCGTTTCGTGGCAGTCCTTGCATACACTGATAAGATTGCGCTGCTCGTTGCCGTCGGCGTCTCGATACCAGATATCCAGTGCCTTGTCCGGCGCGTCCTTGACATGATTGACATGATGCACCAATTCGGCGCACTTGTATCTGCCGCGCTGCTTGCAGATCTGGCACTCGTGCTGATCCATGTCGAGCACGCGGTGCGACAGCCCAACCCACTGCGAAGAGCAGTAGAATGGATGCACGTCTCCGGACGCGATCAACGCCCGGAGCCAATTCAAAAATGTTTCGGTCATATCATACTAAGCTGTTGTCCTTCTTCTTGAGCTTGTTGGATTCGCATTTTTGCAGTCTCGAAGTATTGAGAGTCTTTCTCAACACCGATGAAGTCCCGTCCTTCCTGAAAGTCTTGGTGCCGCGTGCAGGAATCGAACCTGCAACGATCCGGTTATGAGCCGGGTGCTCTGCCTGTTGAGCTAACGCGGCATAATCAAGCCGTCGGCGGGAGTCGAACCCGCGCCCGCACAGTACCATTGCATGGTGGCTAATCCATGTGTTAAGCACCTGTGCGTTATCGCCAATGTAACCCGTGTTACCTGCACGGTGCTCTTCGCTGAGCTACGACGGCATAATAAGAGCGTCCCCGATGCACATTACACATCGGGGACGCTTAATAAATCATCATGCACCCGCCGTGTACCAGCAGTAGGTTTGCGTCGGATAGCAGGCCGACGCACCTTGTGTACAGCCACGGCCTCCGATCTCTGCCCGAGGCTCACGCTTTGCGGGAATCGTAGTGACCATGGGGTGCTCCTTTCTCAAGGTGTCCACTGTGGACACCACTCCGGGAAATCGTGTTTTCGGTCGTAGTCATTGTGCGCCGCTGGATTTTGGAGCGGACGGCGCAATATCCATTGAGCACGGTGGAAATTTCAAAATGCCGTGCTATGCTTCCCGCCGGGATGTCTCACCACAATGATGACGGTTCATTGGCTACTCCCAATGTCCGCATTATGATTATAGCATACCGAAACCGGACATTCCGGACAAATCGGACATTCCGGACAAATCGGACATTCCGGACAAATCGGACATTCCGGACACGGCTTTCACGTTTCTCCGTTGGTTTCTTGGGGTTCGTCTCCCATAGCCCAAATGAGATTATCGAGGATTTCCTTATACACCGCGTCGAAAGATCCATCTGTTTCGGCCAGCACCAAGCCGTTATAGTATCCTCGCAGGTAGATCACCCGCCGTTCCATCTCATCCGAATTGATTTTTCGTGTCATCTGTACTGCCTCCAACTATATGTCCAATTGTTTTGTTTGCAAAACATTTGGCATTCAGCGTCTTTTTTCGTCTTTTTCATAGTTGCATTGCACCCGCCGGAATCAGCATCGAATGGGAAATAATGCTCGCAAAACAGGCATTTCCGTGGAAGCTCTTGCCCGCACATTCTGCAAATTGATTTTCCACTCAACTGGTAACGTCTCTCGTTAATGTAAGCATAGTCAGGGGCTTCTCCTTTTTCTGGCAGAAAATATCCGGCAATCAAAGAAGAGGCAAAGTAATCGTTGTCATAATCCTCTATCGGGATAGGGGTTACGCCTTCCAAAAGTTCACGATATTGAGTTGGCAGCTTAGATGTGTAGAATCGGCCTGACCATTCGCTTACGCCGTCGCCATAAAATCCCTTTCCTTCCCATTTTCCCAAATAATAGAGCGCACGTTTAATGGGAATAGCATTGTGAAAAATGCGATATACAGTTGAGGGTTTTGCAAATCCCCTCATCGCATAGCACGCCAAAAAGAAAAGCTTTTCTTGGTCATTCATTTTCTCCTCCATGTTCAGCTTTCCAGCGTGGACAATTATGATTTTCGCAAAGTATCTTTTGATTCCTTCCGCCAACCTCCCAAAAATGAATAGCTGTTTCGCAATTCCAGCAATCATACGGATTGGGTGGCATATTGCATTTTTCGTTCTCCATAGTTTCCTACCTCGCATTCTGATTGATCCACCGTTCGATTCTTCGCCGGATGGCTTCCGCCCCGATATCCACGCCCTGCTCCATAAACTCAACCGCAACTTCTTGCGGTTTCTTGCCTTCGATGCAGACCGCCGAAAGCATCGCGCGAAGCTCCACATCCTCGCAGCTTTCCACAAGCCGGACGGCCTCGGTGTACTCTGCCCGCTGCTCGCGGTTTTTCTTCCGGAGATATCGGATCTCTTCCTCCCGCCGGGAAAACGCCGCATCCGTTCCGGTCACGGTGGCATGGCCGATGATGCAGGTATTTCCCTCACCGCGGGAAGACTTGACCACATCGGACGCACTCTGAGGGCCTTCGACCTGCATCGCTTCCAGCCGCTCGATCCGCAGCTTGCGTCTCTCGATATCGTATGGGATAGCGTACAGTTTCCGAAACTCTCGCGGTGTCATCCGATTGCCTCCTCAAAATTACTTGTATATCAAGACAGCTCATCCATGCTCATTTGCGCGGCCTTCTCCGGTACATCCTCCCAGCCGATGCCGATGTATGTATCTTGTACGGTTTTCATTGTGGAGTCCTCTTTTTTCGGTCATTCGCAAAGATTAAGATAATTTGCCAAGCTCATCAATGCGTCGTTATACAATTCCCAGCCGATCGTTTTGAACGTTCCGTCGTTCAGGATGATCGCGTAGTTTTCGCATGGTTGACCGGCAGCCTCTCTGGTTGTGTCTACCTGCTTCCACAGCACCGCCCCGCCGGGCAGAGGCTGCTTGTAGTACGCAAGCCGAAAGCGCACGTCTTCCCACGCCAGTTCCCATGCTACATTTGCACCCAGCGTTTTCTCCGCCAGTTTGTGCAGCGTGTCCCGCTTATGGGTTTGCTCCTTCGGCTGCTCGTGAATCTCCACAGGTTTTGCCCTGTACGGTGATGCCGTAGGTTTAGGTGCATCGTTCTGGGCTCTTTTTTGCTCCTCGTGAGCCTTTTCCACCATCTCTATAGCTTCTGGCGGAAGATTCCACTCCGCATAATCCGGGTTCCGCGGTAACGTTTTCGGTGGTTCGGTTTTTGGCGGTTCCGGCTGCTTCGCTTTCCGTTGGGTTTCGGCCACGCTCTGGGCGTACCGGTAAGCTTCCATCAAGCCGATTTCTCCCCGGTGCAGCTTGTCCTTGACGTCCTCGGTGCAGTTGGCGGAAATTGCATTCAGCCGGGCAAGGGTTCCGCTTCCTTCGCCCAGAATCTTGCACAGAGCGTCTCTGACCTTGCCTTCCAGCTGTCCGGCCTGTTTTTTTGCGGTCAGTGCATCTTTCAGAGCTTCATACTGCGCCAGACGTTCGCCGTCGGTCAGTTCCCGCGCTGTTGCGTTGGCCGTAATCAGCGCGATTCGGTCATCCAGCTCGCCCTTGCTCTCGAGGATGATGCAGGGCAGGGAGGAAAACCGATCATCGCCACCGTCCAGCAGCTCTTGGCACGCCGTCAACCGACGCTCGCCGCCGATCAGCTTGTACGTCATGCCGCCCGTTTGCACAACTTCCAACGGTTGGCGGACGCCATTTTTCCGGATATCCTCGGCCAGCTGAGAAACATCGCCTACATGGTAGATCTTGTTATCCGGGTTCGGGATGATCCAGTCGATCGGCAGCATCTCCACCTGCATCTTCGCCCCCGCCGGGTCAGAGCCTTGCGTATTCAGCAGGCCGCTCAATAATCCTGCGCTGCTCATTTTTGTTCTCCTTTCGGCGGTAAAGGCATCCAGCCCACAACAGGGCGGTCTATCTGGTTGTTGTAGACTTCGTCCAGGTTGAAGTGGCGGTTTTCCCACCATCCTTCAGGGATTCGGTAGTCATCCCGTTCCTCGTCGTATGTTCCCCAATTGGGAAGATCTTCCCAATACCATTTGCTGTCTTCGGAGAAAACATTGCCGTTTTCATAGTGCGCCGTTGTAATGCTATATCCGCCAATGTCGTTGCGGTACAAAACCAGCACTTCGGTTTCGACCTTCGGCAGTTCTGTTTCAGGATTTCTCCACTCTGGATAAAATTCGTCTGGAACATAATACACGAGCTTTTCAAGTTCTCTTTTCGCCGCTTCCAATGCGCAGAGAACGTCTGAGCCTTTGAATGACTCGTTTAGTGCCCTGAGCATTTTAAATTTGAGGTTGTTTACAATGTCAATCGCTGATTTTCGGTCAATCAGTTCTTTCGGCCACATATTACTCACCCTCCGCAATTTTTTTGACCGCCGCGGCCAGCTGCTTATACTGTGCGCTCGACGGGATGTTAGGCGTGTACCGGTGCAGCGGCTTATGCGCTGCTTTGGCTTCTTTGACCTTGACGCTGTAGTTGATCCGCATCACGCTGCCATCCTCGTTCCGGAAAGCCGGAATGTGAAGATTTGCGATCTGATTGACGGTCTGCATGGAGTACCGCCCCCGGTCATACTTTGTGGCAAGCACGCCCATGACCTCAAGCTGCGGGTTGTACCCGTGCTGGACGTCTCGCACCTGATCCATGATCTCGGCCAGACCGTCTAACGCCCATTCGTCGCAGTCCACCGGGATGATGACCCAATCGGCAGCGACCAAAGCATTGATGGTCGCCATGTCGATATCGGGCGGGCAGTCGAAAATGCAATAGTCATACTCGCTGCGAAGCGGCTCAAGGGCATTTTTCAGCCGGTCGGCCTGCGGGCGGCGGACGTCGAACATGACGTTTTTGTTTGCCAGCAGCATGGTCATGTTGCTGGGCGCAATGTCTACGCCGGGGAAATCGGTGTGCCGGATCACGTCGGGCAGCTTGACCCGGAGTTCCAGCACGTCGCCCATCGTGTCCGTCGTATCCGAAAACCGGTTGAAAAACTTGGTGCTGTTGGCCTGCTTGTCCAGATCCATGACCAGCACCCGCCGGGAATGCAATTCGGCAAGGATGCAGGCCAGATTGCAGGCGGTGACGGACTTGCCGACGCCGCCCTTGAGGTTGATGATTGCGATCTTGTTCATGTTGACCATTGTGATGTTTTCCTCCTTGTGGGTTATTTTCCGTTTTTGCGCTTGAGGCGTTCGGCCGCAAGCTGAATATCCGTCCACCGCTCCTCGAACCAGATCCGGAAGGGCGGACAGGTGCGGTATGCGCTGTTGGAGCAGATCTTTCCGCACGCCTCGCAGTTTCGGCAGGGGCTGTCCGGCATACTGAGCGTGATCTTCTTAGCCATCCGCCGCACCTGCTTTCCCGATTCTTCGCAGCGACTGCGACAGGATCACTTTCTGCGGGATGTCCGGCGCAGGAGATTGTGCCGACCGGTTGGCAACTGTGGCGTTGCCCTGTGCCTGATAGTAATGCTCCATGGTGATCGGCGCATTGAGGATGGTGGTTCTCAAATACGCCTTGATGTTCTTCACCGGGTTCTTTGTGTTGGACATCGCGTCCATGATGTACTCGATGTGTTGGCTTGTCAGCATATCCAGACGCTTTCGGACGCTGGCAGTCAGCTGTGGGTATTGCCCGATGGCCTGTACTGTCAGCGGGCAGTTGTACATCTCCACGATGTTGTTCAGGATCTCATCCAGCATCTCCGGGTCGTACCTCGCGGCCAACGTATCCAGTTCTAGCCGGTTGCGGAAATGATCCAGAGATTCCTGCCAGTCGGATGTTGTTCCATCCATCCTCTCTGGCCCGCGGCCAGATAGATAGATTTCCCTATTAGGTTTCTCTATTAGATTATTGGGTGACATTTTGTCACCCCCTGACTGACATTTTGTCACCCCTCTGACTGACATTTTGTCAGGGGTGACATTTTGTCGGGGGTGACATTTTGTCACCCCTTCGAAGGGTTCCGGTTCCTCTTCTGTCACCACGGTCTCTGGCTCCGGCAGCTCCGTGGAAGCCGTCCAGCGGTTGACGAGCACGCCGTTGACCCGGACTTTCCATTTCCGGATCAGCCCCATGGATTCCAGCCGCTTGAGGATGCGCACTGCCGACCGCTCATCGACGCTCAGCCAATACATGACATAAGCATAGCTGCCGCTGTATGCGCTCTCTTCATCCTGCGAAAACCCATAGATCAGAGCATAGGCCAGCAGGTCGTTCCCCTTGAGGTGCAGGTCATCGATCATCCAGTCTTGGATGTTGAGATACCTGTTTTTCTTCTTTCTTTCCTTCATACACGCCTCCCCCCCGATGGGGCAATCAAAACGGCAGGTCTTCGTCGTCGCTGAGAACGGCAAAATCATCGTTGCTACCCTGTGCGTATGCCGGAGCAGGCTCTCGGTAATCCTTGGGCGGTGCTTCGCCGCCGTCATCCACGGTCTCGGTCTTTTTCGCCCCAGCAAAGCTGATATTGTCGGCCAGCACTTCCACCGCCGTCCGCTTGTTGCCGTTCTTGTCCTGATAATTCCGGGTCTGCAGGCTGCCGGATACGGCAATCAGACTGCCCTTGTGGAAATACTTGCAGACAAAATCCGCTTGATAACGCCACGCCACGACGTCGATAAAATCCGCCTGCCGTTCCTGCCCTTGCGGGGCATAGTTCCGGTCGCAGGCGACCCGGAAGCTGCACACATTGTTCCCGCTCTGGGTGGTGCGCAGCTCCGGATCAGCGACAAGACGCCCCATGATCGCTACTACATTGAGCATATCTCAGATAATTCTTTCCGACTATCTCCATCCACTGACGGTGGTCATACACAGCTTCAAAATTCTGCTGGGCTTGTTTCTTGAGGTACAGCCGGAGCCGGTGGTCGAAATGTGCGCTGTATCCCAGCTCGTTGTGGTGCCGGTGGCACAGCCATACCTTGAGGCCGTATTGTTCGGCCATCGGCCGGAGCGGACCGTTGAGCACATGGTGCTCTTCGAGACCCTGCGCCGTCACAACGCCGTACAGCATCCGGCAGACGTAACACTCCCGCCGGGATTGCATGATGGACGCGCTCACTTTTTCGGCACCTCCTGCCACTCCATCCAGCAAGCGGTCACATTGGGGTCATTGACGCCCATTTCCGCCAGCCGGTCAAAAATTCGGTTGATAAAATCCGTCATCTGGGCTGTCGAGAAGCTGCTGGAGCCCATGGACGCCTTGACGGTGCATCGGTCATTGTCCAACAGCTCGACAACGTGAACCAGCTTGAACGTCTGCCGCACCGCCGGGAGAGCTTTCTGCGGGACCTCGAGAAAGTAATATTCCAGTCCGAACTCTTCCAGCATCTCGATGTAGCAGTCCTCCGGCGAGATCCCGCCGCCCTGCCCGGCGTTGTAGGCGTGCGCCATGATGGTCAGCAATGCCCACATCATCCGGTTTTGCTCGAGTGACCGCTTCCGGCGGTATTGCTCGAGGGTCACGGTCAGACGCAGCGGCTCACCGTGTGCCAGATCGTCCAATTTCTGGCGGATCTGGGTTTCCACAAACTCCACCGAGTTCTCCACGGTGACGTGCTGCGTTTTGGGATCGTAAATCACCGGCAGCTTGCCAATCAGGTCTTTTCCCATAAGGCTTTCTTTCCGTCGGCCAGCTCGAACTGCACCATGGTGATCCGGCCGGCCTCATCCCGGGCAAAGCGATCCACCCGCAAAGACGTGTTCAGCCGGTAACGTTCCCGCTCGCCTTGAACGATGGGCACCTGCGTGCTCTTGAGCAGCAGGTTTCCCAGCTCCATCACGTCGCGCCCTGCGCCCCAAATGGACGCCGCCGCCAGAAAACTGGTCGTGGTGCGCATCAAGGCAGGGTCACGGCAGGGAAGCGGGATCGCGGCAGCGTCCTTGTAGACATACTCCCCGGTCGCCGGGCAGTACACGCCGACCGCGCACCACAGCTGACCATCCGCAAAATATTGCCGCTTGCACCACCCGCCGGGGCCGTAGGTATCGTCCAGAATCTGCCGGACGGAAGGCTCCCGGGGGATGACCCGGACGCGGACGGCATCCTCCGATGTCTCCACAATCAGCACCACACACTCCTCCGGAGCTGTCTGGCGGGGTTTTGGAAGTTCAACAGGGAATTTAACGTTTGAAACAGAAACACTCTCACAGACGCTCGCAGGGTGCTTTACTGGCGTTCTGCGAGATGCGGGTTTTCCGGTTGCCATCACATCCACCTCCCTCAGTAGGGGCTGGAAACGGCGACCGTCGCCATTTCCGCCGGGGTGTGGTCCTCGAGGACGTGCCGGAGCTCGCACACGATCTCATTGATCTTTTCGGGCGGGATATCTGCCATCCGCAGCGCGGTGATGGTGTAGCCGATCACGCTCTGATCGTAGGTGGGGGTGTTGTCCTTAGACATCCGTGCCCGCCTCCTCAGCCTCCTCAAGCATCGCAACGTCCTCAGCATCTGCCGGATCAGCGTTAGGATCGTAGCTGTACACCAGCAGGCGGACGTCACGCTCTACCAACGTCCGGCAGTAAGAGCAGGCGTCTCGTGCCTCTTCTACGGTCAAGACGGCTGCGGACTTGTCCAGCGGTCCGTTAATAAGCAGCTTGTACATCGCACGCCCCATCGCCTTAGCGTCCTTGCTATACTTCCGGCGATAGGAGGGAGCCGATGCGGGTTTGCAGTTTTCGCACATAATACTTACCTCAACTTTCTTATTTTTCTTGCGCTCTCGCGCAATGGTGATGGCTTTTGTTTTTCCTCCTGCCATCATTGGAGGTTCGACTAATCAGCCGTTACCGGAGCCGCCGCTGAAGCCGAAGCCGTTGCCATAGCCGGATCCGTCGCCGGAGCCGCCGATGGAGCCGAAGCCGTCGCCAAAGCCGGAACCGCAGCCACGGCCGGAGCCGCGGCCGGAGTCGTAGCCACGGCCGGAACCGTAGCCACGGCCGGAACCGTAGCCACGGCCGGAACCGCAGCCGGAACCGGAGCCGTTAATTACATCTTCCATATCGCAACACCCTCGATGCTCTTTTTTGCCTTCTCGGTGATCGGAATGATTTCGATCACCTCAGTCAGGGTCACGCGGTCAACCGGACACGGAAATTTACAGTTTTCCGGCTTGCTGGTGCCATCGGTGGCAAGCTGAGACAGGCTTGCTGCACCATCCCAGTACCAGATGCGCCGGGCGTTGCGGAGCGTTGCTTCATTGCCCACGCGCCTCTCGATGTACCCCGCAAAAACGCCCGCGCTATAGGTGCGCACCATGCAATAGGGCATTCCATCAAGAGGCTCTGCCATGATGTCGTTTGCGATGCTGTCAGCCCGCACATACTCCACGCCGTCTACAACGATTCTGTCTTTCTCCATTGTGTAGTTCCTCCAGTTTCGGGTTATTTTTTCTCGCGCTCTCGCGCTGGCAGCGGCTCTTATTTTGGCACCTGCCGCCATTGGTGCGCCGGGATTATTGGCAATACTCGCTGTGGTCTTCCAGACCTTCCAGCTCGGCCAGAACCCCGAGAATGCGCTGGATCTGGAACATCGCCTTTTTCTGATCCAGAGCCATGTACTCCGCCCGATCCTCTTGCGGGTTCTTCAGGTAGTGTGCAAGGCAGGCAATCGCGTCCTCGCAAATGTTCAGCGCGGCCAGCAGCAGGCAGCCGCTTGCGGTGCCGATCTCGCGGTTCGGCACGGTGCTGACGCTGTCGTTCAGCATCTGGACGATCTGCTCGTAATTTTCCATCTTAGTCCTCCCCATACGCCATCTTCATGACCTGCTCTGCGGTCAGCCAGCCCTCGACTTTCATCGGGAGGTTTTCGGCCATCACCTCGAGATAGCCGTCTTTGCCGCCGTAGGAAAACCGGGTGCAGACTGCATCCCACACACGTTCACCGTGCTCATAGACGATGATCTGTGTGCCGCAGTCCTGATAATCCCGGTCGTAGGTGTGCTCAACGCCCCGCTCGGTAAGCATCGCGTCCAGCTTGTCCATTTCTGTCATCATTGTTGTCACCTCATTCTTTCGGTGGATCGCACCGGTCGGACAGCCCCAGCAGGTAATCCGCAGACACTTGATACAGGCGGCACATATCCGTCAGCAGCTCCAGATCCGGCTCCGTCCTGCCTTGCTCATAGCTCTGGAGTGTATAGATACCGATCCGGAGTTCCAAAGCGACATCTCTCTGCCGGAAGCCGTGTACCCTCCGCAGGTCTTTCAATCGCTGGCCGAACCGCCGGTCAAGATCAGTACGTCCCATACTCTTGATCCAGCAGGGTATCGAGCCGGATTGTGTTCCCGTGCCCCTTGCCCTCTTCACCGGCCATGTTCGCCCAGCCATTCGGGTAACGCTTGCGGACGTACCGCGCCGGGATCCCCATACAGACGGAGACCTGCTCCAGCGTCAGCCGGATGCACCCGTACCGCCCGAAAATGGCCTTGTAGCTCTCATGCCAGGCCTCGGTTCTAGTCGATTTCGCCACGTTCTCTCAGCTCCTTCTGTCTGCGCTCAAATTCTACTTGCTGGCCGTAGGTGTGGCCAGCAGCAATAGCGCGGGCGCACACGCTGCCAATGGTGTTTTCCGCTGCCGGTTTCGGCTTCGGTTTGGGCGGTGTCCATTCCTTCCAGTCATCACCGTCGGGTGTAGTGCGCCGGAGGTATGCCACCCGCTGCATATGGTTCACCACGTCCTTGTGCTTGCGGCAGGGCGTGCAGTACCGGCGCGTCGCGCCTACATTTTCCATCACCTTGCCGCAGATCGCACAGCGGCGGGTGAAACTTGCTCGGCTGCTCATCCCTGCGCCGTCCTTTCCATCCGCCGCTTCTGGGCGGCACGCCGCCGGGCATTGTCGGCTCGTTTGTAAGCATCCCACCGCGCCAGCAGGTACGGCGCGGCCAGAATCAGCGGCGCGGCCAGAAAAACCAGCGCAAACTGCTCGATGCACGCGGCCTGATATGCGGTGGCACCCAGTGCCATCTCCAGATCCGCGAAGATCCACCCAACTGCCATCATAACAACACGACCTTTCCAAGCTTGTACGCCAACGCCAGCGCGATGACGATATACAACATCCAACCGGCCAGCACCTTGCGGCTCGGGCGTTGTGCGCTGATCAGCACCAGCATCATCATCCCGCCGCCAGCCAAAAAACACATGACACAGTTCAAGATCCAATCGAGCGTCATCGGCTACACCTCGATTCCCAACGCCTTGGCGATCGGCTCCTTGGGGTAATCGTTGGGATAACGGCCTTGCATATACAGGCGGACGGCGTCATAGCCCAGCCCAGCCCAGCGTGCCAGATCCCGATACGTCCATTTCCGGAGGGTCAGCTGCTTCTTGACCTCCGCCCGAAATTCGAGATTCGTCATACTTACACCACCTTTTGACAGTTTGGCTAAAAAATCGCTATAAAAACATTGCCAAGCCGGGAAAAAGGTAGTAAACTAACATTGCGGATATCAGATACACCAAAAACCATCTTGGCAATATTTCGAGCCGGTCTCAGGCAGGGAACGTCGGAGAACCGGTAAGGGCAGATACCCCGGAACAACCCGCCCGGTCGTTCCGGCCTCTGGCCTCAAATCCTGAACCTTGAAAGGAGGAATCCATCAAGGGTCTGCACCCGGAAGGTAGAGGTGTGGGTCAATCACATCTCTCGGGTACGCTCT